TTCTCTACCTTCAAAAGAATTGAGCATATTCCCCTCTTCGAGACTTTTATTTACAACCGATTTATTTGTTGATTTTTTGTTTAAACTAATTGATAATGGTTTATCGACAAGAATTGGATTTTCTTTTAATAATATATTTTGAATTAAAATATCAAATTTTTTCATAAAGTTCAATTAAAGATTTTTGATTTGTCAGAAATAGTAGTTTTTTACTCTCTCTATTGTTGGAAATAAAAGTTTTTGAAAATTTTGTTTTTAAACAAAATGTATCATTTACTACTTTTGGTAACTCCACAACAACTGTGTTTTTTTGTTTTTTTATTTCTTCGCTATCCTTTAAAAGTTGGTTCAAAATAATTTCAATTTTGTCTTTTTCGTTGTAATTTTCAAATTTAACATAAGTCACGGATTTAAACGAATTATTTTTCACGAATTTTTCTAGTTCTATATGCAAATCATGATCATAGAAAAAATCCTCATTCAAACAATTAAACAAAATTACAAATCCCTCATACTTTTCTTGAGTAACTGTGTATATTATACTCGAATTAATACTTTGAAATTTTTCCAGAAATTGACCAAACAATGTATTGTTGTTTTTTTCGATTAATTTTAAATATTTATCGCTTTTATACATTGTAGTTATTTATGCATATTCTAAATAATTTAAATGCTATCAAAAAAAGGACCGAAAGAAAAGTTTTATTTGGGAAATACTAATCTACCAACGGCACAGACACAGTATGATTATACTCCTGCAATGATCAAGGAGATTGCAAAATGTAGAAAAAATATTATACACTTTGCAAGCAATTATTTCTTCATTATCAATGTGGACGAAGGAAGACAGAAAATTAAATTGCACACATTCCAGAAAAGAATATTAAAGGGATTGATGGAGAATCGATTTAATATTTTATTGGCAAGTCGTCAAATAGGAAAAGCATTGGCATTAGATACTCCAATTAAAACCCCAAATGGTTGGACTACAATGGGTGAATTAAAAGATAATGATAAGGTATTTGGCTTGGACGGAAACCCTTGCAATGTTGTTAAGGCACATGATGTTTTATACGATAGAAAATGTTATGAAATTCAATTTGAAAACGGAGAAATAATTATAGCTGATGCAGACCATCGTTGGTTTACTCAGAATTTGAAAGAAAGAAAAAGAAAATTAGAAGGAAGTGTTAAAACAACCGAAGATATATTTAAAACATTATATAAAAATAAAAATAAAAATGAACCCAATCATAGAATACCATCGTGCTTTTCTGGATTAAATTCTCAAGAAAATGAATTAAAGATACCACCATATGTATTGGGTTTGTGGTTGGGTGATGGGGCGAATGAAAGTTCCAGAATAACAGTTGGTGATAGAGATATAAATGAGACTTTAACACTTTTAGAAAAATACGGTCAATATAAAGTAACTTGTAAAAAATGGAAACATCGAGCATATAGTTTAAATCTGGGGATGTTGAGTGGTAGATATGGGATGAAAAAAGAAACATCCCTGAGTGAAGAATTAAGAACTATGAATCTTTTTTGCAACAAACATATACCACATGAATACATGTTTTCATCCAGAGAACAAAGATTGGATTTGTTAAAAGGTTTAATGGATTCCGATGGATATATCAATAAAGACGGAATAGGTATTTTCTATAATACGAATTTAAAACTAGCTATACAAGTTAAAGAATTGATAGAAAGTTTAGGGTATAAAACAACTTACAAAACATTTATTCCAAAATTAAACGGAATAGATTGTAGCGAGTGTGCTGAAGTAATTTTTAAACCCAGAGAATTAGTGTGTAAACTTTCTTTTAAATCATCTAGAATTAAAATCAACAATACAAAAAAACCGGAATCAAATAAAAGAAATCAATGGCATTATATAAAAAACATTAAAGAAGTTGAATCCGTTCCAGTTCGTTGCATTACCGTGGATTCTCCGGATAGTTTGTTTTTGGCCGGAAAAACCTTAATAGCAACATCTAATACCACTTTGATGACAATATATGCACTATGGGTTGCATTGTTTGAGGAAGATCAAAGAATTCTAATTGTTGCAAACAAAGAACAGACCGCTAAAATGATTCTTAAGAGAATTAAAACGGCATTTGAAATGATGCCGAATTTTATTAAATCCGGTGCCGTTGAATATGGACAAACCAATATATCACTTTCTAACGGATCTAGTATAGGTATTTCAACCACAAGTAGTGATGCTGGTCGTGGTGAGTCTGTTAACTGCTTAGTTTTGGACGAGTTAGCGTTTTTGGATTCTGGACTTTTAGATAGTTTTTGGCGTTCAGTTTACCCAATTATTTCATCTGCTAAAACCTCTAAGATTCTTGCGGCATCTACACCAAATGGTATTGGTAATTTATTCCATACTCTTTGGGAGGGTTCCCAAAAAAAGGGAGATGAGTGGAATGGTTGGAATGGCGAAAGAGTGGATTGGTGGGAAGTTCCAAAAAGAGATGAGAAGTGGAAAGATGAAACCATAAGAACACTTGGATCAAGAGATGCATTTGCCCAAGAATATGAGAATGCTTTTTTAGCTGCTGGTGAAATTCCAATTGATCAGGATGTATATAGAATGCTAGAATCTAGTTGTAAAGATCCTGAATTTATATTCGATGATGGTCAATACATTGTATGGGATGAACCGAATGAAAAAAAATTCTATGCAGTTGGTGTTGACGTTGGAGAGGGTCTCAATCAAAATGCATCTGTTATTCAAATATTGAACATAACAGATCTCACAAATATCACACAGGATGCGGTATATTATACAAAGAAACAATCACCTTATAATTTTGCACAAAAATTACACGATATTCTTCAACAGTGGGGAAGACCTCCAGTACTAGTCGAAAGAAATGGTTGCGGTGGCCAAGTTATCGATTCGCTCAAAATGAATTATGGTTACGAGAATATAGTAACGTGGGGTACGAGGGGTGCAATATCAAATGATTTTAAAGTAAATGATAAATCGGGTATCATAAGTCATCAAAATTCAAAAATCGAAGCAATCACAAACATGAGATATTACATGAATGAGATGCGTGTTGTTAAACTGCGTGATACAAAAACTCTCCACGAATTAAAGGATTTTATAAGACACCCGAATGGTACATGGAGTGGAAGATCTACGAATACATTGGACGATAGGGTTATGTCGCTTGTTTGGGCAATTGCTGTTCTGCAAAATGATATATGTAAAAAATATTTTGAAATTGTTTCAATGGATGATAATCAGAGACCCTTGAAGTTAAAACCAATTGATTATGGCATTACTGATGTAACATTACCACAAAATGTTTACATAAACGAAAAGGATGCCCAAGCATTCATGCCCCTACCATCAATATTTCCAGACCAACCAGATAGTAGTGACGAATTTTCCCATATTCCGGACTATGAAATACTAAAAAAAGATGGTTGGTCGCTATTCAATAGCAATCTATTCTAAATATTAATATGTCAAATCTCTCAATTTATCAATCCGCTTTCAATAAACAAAGAAACGATAAGTTCATATTGGTTTTTGATTTGCCCAAAATATTAAAAACACAGAAATCTACTTTCACCAGAGCAAATAACAGAGTAATACCGGATGCTGTTCAATGTTCGATATATGGTGCAGTTATTCCAACACTTAGCATCCCCGATGTAAAAGTTCCTTATGGTGGACAGGTTCCCAAAGTGTCATCCTATACTAGACCCTCCTTTGAAAATATGACTATCAATTTTACAATAGATAATCTTTTCAATAACTATTGGAATATATACAGGTGGCTAAATTCTTTTAACGATGCTAAAAAAGGTTTATACAATTCACCGATACCGTCGAAAGGTTTCATGCCCGACTATCAAACCACAATTACGGTTTACGGTAGAGATGAATATAATAAAAACATAATGAAATTTAATTTTTATCACTGCTTTCCTGTTTCTTTGGGGGGAATTAGCTATTCCGATAGAAATGCTGGCGAGATGGAATCGTCTTTTCAGTATGCATATCACCAATACGAAGCAGAATTATTGCCAGAGGAATGATTTTTTTAATAAATACATAAAAAATCATTTCGAAAAAACATAAATAGTTAATATGGCAAGAACAATTCAATCACCAGGTGTCGAAATTCGTGAAATCGACCTTACACTAAGACCGGTCACAATACAGGGAACATCTGTATTTATTGCTGGGTTTTCAAACCAAGGGCCAATTGACGAGGTTCTACAACCCACGAGCATTTCTGAATTTGAACAAATTTACGGAACTCCCACAAATGCAGCGGAGAGATATTTCTACCACACAGTCAGAAATGTTGTAAATTCCTCACCAGCCAATCTTCTTGTAACAAGATTGCCTTATGGTAATAATAAAGGTGACGGTTTCGCTTCTTGGCGTTACAGTGCTCTTGCTTATCCCGTTAAAGCCCTTTCAGCCAATGATATCGGAACGAGCGTTTCAACCAACCTATCAGCCGCTCAGACATATTTCATCGGAAAACCCACTCATATTGAATTGAGTGCAGAGGAATACCAAAGTATTCGTGAAGGAAACATTAATTGGTCGAATAACCCAACGACAACTACCAGTTTCACAAAATCAACTCTTGGTGATTCTTCCATAATTGTTATCAACAAATCACAAACAACTGTTAATAATAAATTCGAAGGTTACTATGTTGGTTTTGCTGATAATAATAACTTCAATCCCGCAACCCCATTTGATTCGATTCTCAACGTTAATGGTATACAATCTTCATTGGATTCGATATCAAACTATACAACAATTCCCAAGGCACGTTTAAATTTCACACTTTCTGCAACAAAATTTGGCGACGGATCATCCGTATCCGAAGTAATGGAAAATCTTTCAGAATTTGACCTTGCGGACAAGTCTTTTCAAGATACCGCTTGTCTCGCCGTATTCAAACTCCGTCAAAGCATATTTACACCAGACACCATTTCACTCGATTATGTATTGACTGAGAGATATACTGGATCACTCGATTATCACAGACAAGTCGGTGATAAAAATGGTGGAGCACCTAGAACTTTTGACATTACAAAGGTCGTAGATGATTCGGTTAACATTGACGTTTTGGTAAATCCATACATCAGCAATAGATTCCAAAATACTTGGTTGAGTGATGCGGGCATTCCAACCAAAAAAGTTCGTTTTTTAACAAAATCGTTGGAGACACCATTCAACGGAGCTGGTTATGTCGATACGACTCAGTCTTATGTCACAAGAGTTGGCGCTACTTCAGCAACTGTTGCGAGCATTGCAACCAC